GACCCTGACATGGATTTCCACGACATGGTGGCAGAGCTGGCAGACATACCCCGCAAACAGGCCAAGACGATTAACCTTGGTATGATGTACGGGATGGGTGTGGGCAAGCTATCGGATCAGCTAGACCTGTCAAAAGAAGAAGCTAAAGAACTCATGGAACAGTATGACCACCGGGTTCCTTTTGTTAAAAAATTAATGCGGGCAGTCCAAGACCGTGTGCAAAATGGTAACTCCGAAGGTTCGATTCGCTCTCTTCTTGGACGCAAGTGTCGCTTCCCGCACTTTGAACCCAAAGCTTTTGGTATGCATAAGACCATGACTTACGACGAGGCAATAGCGCACTACGGGCCCAATGTCAGCCTTCAAAGAGCATACGCATACAAGGCTCTTAATCGTCTCATACAAGCTTCCGCAGCGGATATGACCAAGAGGGCTATGGTTGATCTGTACCAACAAGGAGTTGTTCCCTTGTTGCAAGTGCATGATGAGTTGGCCTTCAGTGTAAAAAATGAGGAAGAAGCAAAAGAACTTGCTGAAACAATGTGTAATGCAATACAATTAAAAGTGCCTATGAAAACAGATATTGAAATCGGCCCATCTTGGGGTGGCTCAATGTGATCATAGTGTTTTCCTCCCTTGACGAGATTAATCGTCCCCTGCCCCGCTTTATGCGGGGCCTTTTTTGCCTTGAATTTACTAACATAAAGTCCTATATTCTCTTGTAATGCGTAGGCACAAGAGAGGGTGTTATGAATGTTACAAAATGGAAATCAATCGTAGTTCCGATTGACATTTACAAGGGCATAAAAATGATTGCCGATATGGAAAACAGAAGCATTTCCGGGCAATTGAAGGTCATGTTCGACGTCTTTTGTAAAGCGGAGGGGTACGAGGTCAAAAAACGATAAAGGTCAAGACTGTTTTTTAAAAATGTTCTCCTTAACATGGGTGAATTATAAAAAAAGGAGGACAGAATGTCTGAGTTACCGAATCGTAGACCTTGTATTACAGAAGACGTCGGCATGGGTTTATCTGTGACCGTCAGTTATCATCCCGAAACGGGGTGCCCCGCAGAAGTATTTATGTCAGGAAGAGGTAAAGCCTCCGACAATCCTATGCAGGAGGCTCTTTATAATTTAGGTGTTAAAGCGTCTTTGCTGATGCAGGAGGACTCGCCATACGCTCGACGCGACTCTGAAGGGCCGCAGGAGTCTCATGCTTCGCATACATCTTAAACCAACATCTCGTGCAAAGGAGGATGTTACCCTCCTTTGCGTCGGCCTTGTTATCACACTTGTCACATTTTGAAAGCCCTTGAATTAAATTCATAACGTAACTCCGTATTTGTTTTCCCAACTTTCCTTCACTTCCTGTAAGTGTTCTTTCATGTCCGCCCGACAGTATACCTCAGATAAAAACTCAAAAAGAATGGAAACCTTTTCATCCTTTGATTCGGCGTTGGTAACTTTTTGTTTGGTGGTCTCCAACAAACAAGGCTCTCTTTCTTGTGCGTGACATTTCGCATGACAGTTATGACATAAGACCGCGCATTTGATCGCCTCGTTCATCAAAGATACAAGGCTACCACCTAAACGATCACTTACGTTAAAGTCTTTGTCACTGTTAATGTGATGAAAAGACAAGCACACGGGGTCTTTCTCTCCACAGACCATGCAACCACCCCTGTAGATGCTTTTGTAAAACCCAAGCATAGACCCGGCTAAATGCCTGCGCCGTTGCTTATCAACGGTTATTCTTTTCTTTGCTCGTTCAAAAGATTCAGGGGTTTTCCATTCCTCGCGACCTTTGTTAAAGCCCCAAAAAATCCGACCATCCTCTCTTACATCACCGTGTTTCAAAGTCTGCGTCTGAATTATATTCATAACGCAATTCCGTACTTTTTATTTATTTTTTCTTTCAGTCTTTCAAAGTCTGCATCCCAATGCAACTCCGGGCGTCTTCCATGATTACCGCCTCGCGACCACACAAACCAAGCATAAGCCGTAGTGCCATTGCCCGCTCGTTCTTGGTCCCCGCGCCATAGCGTCAGCCTTTTGCTAAAAGCAATTACATGAGATGGCGGGTTGTCTTTAAAAATCTCAGCATAACGCTTTTGACCTTCCAAGAAGGACAAACGCAAAAACATAGCCATGCCTTGTGAGTGGACATCATTTGCAAGCAGGTTGAGCCCGTGCTTAACAAAATCATTTGCCAACCTATATGGCGGGTTTGTGACAATCCACGGGGCAAGCATCTTTGTTTCCATCAGAAAATCAACGCCTGCGGTCCCGTAACCCCGGTCCACCAAATCGGTGGACTCGACACGGAGATCGTATTCCATGTCGAGTATCTTAGATATGGCCCCATCCCCGCAGGCAGGCTCCCAGATTTCCTTGTCGTAACAATGAAGGGTTATTCCTTCAGCAATCAACTTCATCAGAACCCGGACAGCTTCCGGCGGGGTGGGGTAAAAATCGTCCTTCTCACGACTCATCTTCGGCCTCATATGATGGCATCTTGTACCCGTAAGCATGAGTCATGCTAAAAGCTTCAGCAAGTTCTTCTTTTGCTTGCAACATACGGCGCGGTAAAGTGCCGTCAAATATTTCATACCCGTCACTATAATCCATGTTGAACTCTTGCAAGACCCTAGCGGCGTACAGGGCGGCATTCATCTGTTCTTGCGTTAAAAATTTACGCAAAGCCTTAACTTGCGTTTGTCTCTTTGCCTCTCTCTCATCACGGGCTATCTCCCAAGGCTCTTTAACCTCTGAAGGTTCAACAGGAGGCGGCATGATGTAAGCTTCTTTGACTGGCTTCAAAGTTGCCGAAGCCTCTTTTATTTTATATTTCTTTTTATTCGCCCACATCTTTTTGATACGCTTCGATTGAGCTTTCTTAGCTTCTTCAGACCAAGGTTTTCTCGCCATAACAATCTCCTTTGTTTGGTTGGCTACTAGAGAAAGGTAAGACTAATCCCATAAAGTGTCAATACCCTATTGACTATGTATGCCACTTGTCCCATATTCCTTGTAATAAATAGGAGGGATTTATGATTGTTTATGTAGCCACTAACGCGGTTAACGAGATGCAATATGTGGGCATCACATCTCGCAAGTTGTCCGACAGAAAGTACGGGCATTTAAAAAGTGCCTCTGAGGGAAAGGGTGGTCCCGCCAGTATTTGGGAAGCTATTCGCCAGCATGGAAATGATAACTTTTCCTTTAAAGTAATTGATGAAACCTCTGATATTGAAAGCCTGCGGGAACGTGAAATTTATTGGATTAAACGCCTTAATACGATCACGCCTCACGGTTATAATCAGAACAAAGGTGGCTCAATTACCACTGCGGAAGAATATGCAAAAGAATACCGTATAAACGGCAAATCTTATTTTGGATTTGGACAGTTAGCTGACGCTTTTGGTTTAGAAGAAGGAACAGTCCGCGCTCGAATAAAATATTCAGGTTGGACATTAAAACAAGCCGTTGGGCTCACACCACCGCCTGTACATACAAGAGAGGGCTCAAAAATCACATTTAAGGACAAAACATATCCTTCTGAACGACACCTGTGCCGTGATTATAACATTTGTAATAATATGTTCCGACAACGGTATCATCACATGGGTTGGTCATTAAAAGAAGCTTTGGGGGTGAAAGAGCGTAAAAAAAGCCGCCATGAGGTGATTGTGTTTGGCAAAACTTTTAAAAGCCGAACTGAAGCCGCAGAGCATTATGGAATAAAAGAAAGCTCTGTGAAAAGTCGCTTGAACTATGGTTGGACGCTAGAAGAAGCTCTGACGAAGGATCTTTTACCAAATAAAAGATCAAAACCATTCCGGGAGTATATAATCGACGGAGTTACATATAGAACTCACGCTGAAATAGCAGCGGCCCACGGCATTACTGCGAACGCTGTTCGCACCCGCATTCACCGCCATAAAGACAAATCATTGGAGGAATTGTTTAATGAAAAAAGATAAAGAGGAGAACGAGATCGTGGAAGCAATGATCAATAACGCCGGGGATGTGGGAAAAACCCTCATGCTGCGGACCAGTAACGACAGACCAACTTGGGTTGATTCTGTTGATAAGATAAATGCAGTCGTTAAGCTGCACTGTGATGATCTACTTCGCAGGAAGGGCTATACTCGTAAGGCTCACGAGGAAGCCGCCGAAATAAAAAAACATTGGGAAAGGATTCTACAGGGATGACTAACGATAACGAACCACAAGAAGTGGAAGTAAACCCGGAGCATAGAGACTTCGCTCTGGGTTACGAAATGGGCTCCGATAGCGTAGAGCTTATGAGCAAGCATGTCCAAGCGATGTCAGCGGAACACGAACCACTGATCTTGATAGGCATGATGACCAACCTGATGGAGTGCGCGTACCGGGCATGTAAGAGTGTCGAAGATGCAGAAGAGATGATACGGATGGCACGAGACCTCGCGCAAAACCAAGCCGGGATCGCGAACCACGGCGGAGAGTACCATTAAAAAACCCCCGCTCAGTGGCGGGGGTTTTTCTTTTGTTACGAACGGTTGATTTGAACCCAACCATTCCAATCATCTTTATCAAAATTCACCGGGCCCTCAATGAGGGCAAGGCCCGCCTCCCCTTCAGAGAGAATCCAACGGAATATTTCGACTTGGCTGTTTGGAACTTTGATCGTAAGGCTGCCATCTTTACACGCTTTGATGGTGGTTATGTCTCTAGCCATTTTTCTTTGTCCCTTTCGCCTTTGGTTTTTTCTTCGCTGGACGAGTGGGCTTCGGCGGCTGGATCAGCGGCCCAAGCATCTCATCCAAAAACGAAAGAGGGTCCTTCTTTGAAGTCATGTCCTTCTCCTTTGTTTGGTTCACGTTTTTAAATAGCGGAATGTTTCATGTGAAACATTCGAGCCCCGGTTAGATTCCGAAGCTAATAAGAGTCTAGCATACGGGATCATATAAGACAAGTGTGACATATTGTCGCATGTTAAGTCATTGATTTTATTGAATAATGGGTGCGACACTTTGTCGCATTTACCTTGAAACTATCTTGTGCTAGACTCTTAGAACGATCAGAAATGATTGTACGGATGGGGTGGTGAAGACACCAAGTCTGACCCTACAGCCGCAGCGCTGACTGGCGATCTTCCGTTTCAGTAACCGCCCCATCCACCGCTGTTTTAAAACGTAAATCAACCTTCCGAAAGGAGTCAGTTATGACTGATTCATTTGACCACGTCTTGCCTAACGGCTTCACCTTCCTCGCTTCAACAGCCGGGTCTCCCGGATCATGGGCCAAGGCCACCGACCCGGTGACCGCTGCCCGCAATGCAGCAAAAGCTTTTGGCTCGTCATATCCACAGTTCGTTCAAGTTTGGTATTGCCCAACTGATCGAATAAATATCACGGGCATGGGTAATATGTCGTGGCATTCTGAAGACGCCGACAAAATTGTTCCTGTCGGTTTCTTTAAGTTGACCCGTAGCTCTATGACACCGTCTAACGATGAACGGCTTACACACGAGGCGTTTCAAAAAGATTGGTGTAATAGACTTCGGATATCGCATGAGGCGCACATGGAAGAAGACGCCGCTTGATTGCTAACCCACTATCTTAATGGGATGGCAGGGCCAGTTCTACGGGACTGGCCCACTTTTCTGCTTGACGGGCAGGATGGGGGAAAGTAAGGTTCACGGATAACGGATCTCCTCCGTTAGGTTTGGTTACGTTTTAACGCCTCGTTCTGGAAACAGAGCGGGGTGTAACTTTTGTTACACCATTAAAAAGCAAAAAAGTTACAGGTCTAGCCCTTGGTGAGCAAGGGTTTGCGGCTTTCTGTAATTCTTATATGGGCTAGAAAAATATTTTTATTTTTTTTTCTGCAAAACACGGTGTGAAAAATGTAACAAATGCTACATCGTTGTAATACCATAATAAAAGGGGAAGAATCTGTAGCATATTGTGTTACATGTAACATATTTGGGTTAACTATAATTAGGTTAACTTGTCGAATACCTTGCCTTTTGGAGCCCATTATCTTAGTTTTTGGCTATTATTCTTATATGTGAGGGCAGCATGAGAATTGTTAAAAAAGAGCGTAAACCGCTTGGAAGGCCGCGAAAAACGGAAGAAACGCCTTTAACCGATAGACAAATAGCTTTTGTAAAAGAATTTGTCTCGCATGACGGCATGATCACAAAAAAGCAGGCTGCGTTAAATGCGGGGTATCCTGAAAAAAGCGCCTCCGTTAAGGCATCTGAGCTAACAAACCCACATTTAAATCCGCATGTCGTAGCAGCAATCAAACGATATCGTAGAGAATTAGACGAGCAATATCGCGTCACATACGGCAGGCATATCCGTGATCTTCAAAGAATAAGAGATAGGGCTCTACAGGATGGAGCCTATTCCGCAGCCGTTCAGGCAGAAAAAGCACGGGGTCAAGCGCAAGGCGACATTTACATTAGTAAATCGGAGGTGCGGCACGGGTCTATCGACAGTATGAGCCGCGAAGAAGTAGAAAAAGCATTGAAGGATTTAGCTGACCAATATGGAGCTTCCGTCATCGATATTACGCCCACAGAGAAAGCCGAAGAAAAATCTGGAGTCAGACTTTTACAAGGCAATAAAGAGAAACAAAAAGAAGTTTCGACCTGACCTTACTTTTACCCGATTAGAAAGCTGGGCATCTCAAGGCGTTCCTGATCTCGTCGTATGTGACGAGCGGGGAAAGTTTTATTTTGTAGAACTTAAAACTACAAAAACGGCATCTGTCCGTTTGTCCCCTCACCAAATCTCATGGATGACACAACACCAACACGCCCCCACTTACATTTTTGTGCGCGATAAAAATGCAGATGTTTTTGTATTTGGCGGGGACCAAGCAATTATGGTAGCCCGCAGCGGGCTTTTGACTGAGCCCGTTTATAAATTCAAAAACCCCGCACAATGGTCTGACTTTTTCCGTTTGACATTTCCTTTATAGGACCTATCTTATATTCATCAAACTTAATGATGGAGGTATAGTTGTGAGTATGGATAAAACAGAACTGTTTGACGTTATTTGGGAGGCGGTGAAGGACACTGACCCTCCAATAAATTTTAAGGAAGTTTTTGTTGGGGATGAGGAAAGTGACCAAGTTTACTTTCTTTTTGACAATGTCAAAGATGCTGGCGGGGGTATATAAAATGCAGCCAAGAAATGATAAAATTAAGCGCCTTTATCGTATAAAATATCATCGTTACTCTTGCACCGGGGCGCATAAAAGTTCGGGCGGTTGGAACATAAAGTATAAAATCCCAGCTTTGCATGAACTTACCTTAGATCACATAAGTGAGTTGAGGTGGTGGTATAAAATTGAAGGTCTCGTAGACTATCCAATAAATGTTTACTGGGAGCCACACCGAGAAAAAGAGCCATGCGTTTGTTGGAAAGGCGGGATATCTTCTGATCCAGACACCGTTTTTCGACTTGCGGAAGCATTGAGTGATGCAGAGGCCTTTTGTCAGTATATAACAATCGAAGTAAAACACGGGCGCGGCGACGCTATCGCCAAACTTTTCCAACAATGGGAAAACCACCAACATATGGAATCCTCTTTAGAAAAGACCTTGACCTTTAGGGATTGCTCTTGATGTTTATTCTGGCAAAAATCTATTATTTCTTTTTGTACGGAACAACGAGCCTTGAAAAGGCCCGGTCCCGGTATGAAATAAAACCAGTGAAACGAACTAAAAAATAAAAAAAAGAGCCCGTTTATTGACGGGCTTTTTTGTTTTCTATAGTATGGGATCAATCACACATAAAGAGGGATCACCATGTTAAAAACTGTAGACATTAGCCGGAATGTAAAAACAGGGCCAATTTCCGTTACTTATCGCGCGGGCAATAAAAACGCTTTCGGAACTTGCCCGGCCAATTGTGAGCTTAACGCCAGCGGGACCGGGTGCGGGCCGGGACAAATTGATTTTGATTATCTGGACGCATTGCTAGATTCAAAGCGCCGCCGGGGTTTTAGCTGGACCTATTCTCATTTTAACCCGTTGAACTGGGCCCACAAATTAAACGAAACAAAAACTACCATCAATTACAGCGCCCGCAATATCTCGGAGGCTGTCGCAATCGCTGCAAATAAAATCGCGCCTGCGGTTACTGTCGTTAAAGATTCAATTTGGAAGAATGGCAAAAGCTTAAAAGTAAACCGGGACAATCAACCGGGCGGACCAATTAGGGTTGTCCGATGCTTTGCCGAGTATATGCCGAAAGTGAATTGCGCTAATTGCGGTGGAAAGGATGGCCCATTGTGCGCCCGGTTAAATCGCGATTATGTAGTCGGATTCACCGTGCATGGTAATGGCAAGAAAAAGGCCGAGGATGAATCAACACCGGGCGGCTGCTATGCTGCGGGCGGTCCTGTCCGACTGCAATGGAACAACACAGCCAATCAGAATCAAAAACTGAGCGATGCGGACGCATTGCGGGCATGGTCTGAAACATTGCCGCACAATGCCACGATCCGCCATCACGTCGCGGGGGACATTGGAAAAGATAATTTTTGAAAAAATAAACTTGTTTCATACGGGAAAATATGGGACAAACGAGCCCGGCGGGAATCACCCTGCCGGGTTTTTTCATATTTAAAGGAGTTTAAAAAATGGAAAACGTAACAACC